ATGTTGTTTCCATAGAGGAGGGAGCCTGATACGGGTTCACGGATTCCATCAATGTCTACAGGTGGTGCTGCAACGAATGCAGTCACAAAGCAAATAGTTGCAGCCAGCAAGCAAGGGATCATGAGGATTCCAAACCAGCCAACATAAAGTCGATTATTAGTAGAGGTTACCCAGGAGCAAAACTCATCCCAGGTAGACCTCTGTTGTTGTTGAAGTACAGCGGTCATTAAAAGTGCAGGGTTGTTGTTTCCAAAGGTAAGTATTTGAGCACTTTAATGAAGCCCTCCCAAGGCTCACGTCCAGTGGAGGGCTGTATTAAATATCAGAAGTTGTACTTAACGCCAGCTTTGGTGCCGTAACCGGTCTCGTCACCAGTGATGAAAGAGACTTCACCGTAGACAGCCAGTGCATCAGACACTGCATAAGAACCACCTGCTTTACCAGACAGTTCCACAGAACCATCTTCATCATCAGGTTGGAGAAGAACTGGACCGCCCTGTACATACCAGCCGCTGCCTTCAAAACCGACATGGACATCAGTTGCAGTACCGGTGTAGTCATTTCCGGTAAAGCCAGAGTTGGCTTCAACATTGACGTAAGGACCTGCTTGTGCAGCACCATGAGCAGCGCCGAGCAGGAGACCAGCGAGAATAATAGATTTCATAATTAGGGTTTACTTTTTTTTCTTAGCGGTTTTTGCGGAGCGTTTGAAGTTCGCAGCCGTGGGTGCTCCTTTAGACCCAGGCTTTCTCATTTTTTCGCCACTACCAGCAGCGATCCTTTTTCGTTTTGCATGAATGTTTGCATACAAACCACGCTTGGCAGCCATAATTAACACTTCCATTTACGTAGGGCTAGTGCTTTACGAGTAGGGCGACCTTTCTTATCTTTCATAGGTCCCTTGACACCACTCATGCGTGCACAAAATGAACGCTTACGTGGACCACCACCAGGCTGAGGTGCCTTTAGGTTAGATCCAGTTTCTCTGTTGTATTTTTCACGACCGGCTTTAGTCAGTCCACCAGATCGTGATTTGTGCTTACCTATTTTAAGGCTAACGTTTTTTCGACGTGCCACCTTTTTTCCCTCCGCAGGAACCTTTGCCTTTATGTGCCATCAGTATTTCTTACCTGCAGGTTTTTTGGTGGTTTTCTTTTTCTTGGCAGCAGAAGCAGCCTTCATACCAGCTTTGGTATAAGGATACTTCTTACCGTTGACCATGGGCATTACCAGACTCCGGGAATAATTTGACCAGTGATTGCATAAGCACCAAGAGCCGCCATGACGCCAAGCATTGCAAGACGACCATTAAGCTTCTCAGCCTTTTCATTGTGAGTTTCAGTTACTTCCATAAGTTCCATGGGTGGTTCTTTTGCGTAGATGTTTGTACGACCGCCGTCTTCAATTACTGTAGACATCAGAAATCAATGTCAGAGTTTTCAAGTTGCTTCATCAGCTCTTGTCGATAAGCAGGGTCAGTCTCATAACGAGGATCGTTCATTGCTGCAACCAATTCAGCCTGGCTCTTAAATCCTTGCGATTTGCTAGAGCTTGCAGCCTTACCAGTCAGCATCTTGCCATCAAAACCAATGGCATCTTGATAACGTTGTGCAAGAGAAGTGATTGCAAAGTAGGCTGCAGATGGGTTGCCTGTATCCATGACTGCATCAAACATTTCAACCTCTCGACTATCGAGATTCTGATCAGCCCACTTAATCATTTTGGAATAGTTATCAGCACCTCCAACAACACCTTGTAGTTGATCGACGGTTTTCTGAGAGAATTCCTGTGGAGCATTATTGTTCTTGCTACGATACTGTAGGTGCATCTCAGCAAGATCACGAGGACTCATCTCCTCAAGTTGTTTAAGTGTCTCTGGAGTAAATTCAGACTGAGACTCATCCCAAAGAGTGTCAAGGAAATTAGTTTCTGACACTTCCTTCGTTTCTTCAGAAGACTCGGCCTCTTCTTTAGTGGAAGACTCACCGAGTTTCTTTTGAAGCTCTAGATAAGCGGACTCCAGATCCTCAGGAGACTTGTACTTACCTGCTAGGAGTTGCTGTTCACTTTGCTGCATCTCCTCACCGATTGCCAAAGACTCTTGTTCATCGGCATTCAGTTCTACGGGAGTATCAGACCCGTCTACTGTTAGTGTTGTCATAGGTGGTGATTATTGTGCTTGTTGTGCTAGCCCTTCTGCTAGCTGTGGATTCTTAGAAGGATCCATGATCGGCGTTTTCATCATCGCCGTCTGTTGTTCAGCAGCCATCTGTTGCTGTTGCATTTGCTGTGCAGCTTGCTGCTCTTGTTGTAGCTCTTGGACAGACTTCACAAGGTTGAGTACATCAATACCCTGTGCAGCAGCAAGACGTTTCACAACCTCAGTAGGGTTGATGTATTGAGCAATGGCTTCTGCACCCATTGTCTGAGCAATGGTCTGCAAGAACTGTGCAAGGCTGACAGCATCTTGACCACGACCGAGGCTATTGACACCAGCAACGATTGTTGGCTTGACAATACCTTTGGGAATGCGTGGTACTTCGCCTTTCTTTTGTGCAACCGAAAGCTTACGGTTGAGGTAAGGGACAAGGAACTCAACTGTCAACAGACTGAAGAGACCTCCAAGCTGTTGCTCAAGTTCCAGTTGTGTCATGCGAACCTCTTCAGCCGTAACACGTTCAGCATTACGTGGGTTCATGATTAGGAATGCTTCAGACAAACGCCGTTCGTAAACCTGCGTCATCTGGAAAGCAGTACCGAAGTCTGCTGTCTTACCTACTTGAATTACACCGATGTCATCAGGCCGTCCAGCCACAATGGCACCGTTGCCTGCAGAGGCCAGCGTGGCTGGCTTAGTTGTACTTGAGGGTGACACAACAAACACGACCTTTGCAGCGGCTGCAGAGCCTTCTACAAGTGCCTGAGAGAGTGCCTCAAGAGACTTGAGATCACCGATAAATTGTCCTACCCGACCACGCCCGTAGGCTTCACCGTCAACTGTGTTGAACCGGAGTGGAAGCCAAGGGTTTGCATCTAGTGGTGCCTTACTAATTGACTTAGGAAGGACCTTGCCGTGCACCTCTTGGTGCCACACAACACGATTGTTCTCACGCTTGACGTGTGTGTAGATGTCTACATCGTTAGGGTTAAAATTGGAGTCCTCATTAAGAGGCTCTTCAAGCTCAGGCATTTCATCTGCCAAAAGCTTTTTAGCGATTCGTTCTTTAGTGACGATTTCTATGACGTTGCCGTTACCATCTCGTTCTACGACGTAGCGGTTTAGGGGAAACACCTTCAGACCATCTTTAGCCATGAAGATCAAAGCGTTGCCTGCTACGACAAGGTGCTGCAGTGCTTGGTGCACAGCGACTCTGTCGTCTGAGGCGGCAATGGATTCAAGGATAGTGCGTTCAACCTTGGCAAATGAAAGATCTAATTCGGATCTAATTTCAGGACCAAATTCTTCACCAAGCTGACTATCGTCAAGCTGTAGTTTGAAGAAAGAGGTTTGAGGGGGAAGCAACGCAAGCATCAATTTAGATGCAAGCGTCACAACACCCTTAGCTCCTACTGATTGCCAAGGTGTCCTAAGTTGTTTCATCCCTATATAGGACTCTTCGTGACCTCTTACCAAGTAAGGAAGGGTCAACTCAGAAGCCTGTCGTGCTTCGTCTAAAAACTGGGTACGTTCTGAACATAGTTCGTCATACCTTGTTTTAGCTGACATTAGACGTTAATGCCTCCAATACTGAGGCCATAGTTTCTGTTTAGTTGTTGCGTACCCATAGTATTTGAACCTTGTGAACGTGATCTAGACTCTCTGATGCGAACACCAGGAGTAGTAGAGCCACGCAGCCCAGGGACAGCGGCATATGAGTTAGGAATTGGCGGTGGCGGTGGCGGCGAGTAAGAAGGTATGTTGATATTTAAGGGCCGATTCATGAGCTGGTTAAACAAGTCCTCATAATCGATACCTTCGTCCTCATCGTCGGCTGCAATGATTGGATCTTGACCTACATCAACAGGACCAGGAGGGTCAACAGGACCAGTAGTGGGGTACTCAACTTCTTCCTCAGGGACTTCAACATTCTGGGTTGGAGCAACTCCTCCACCAGGACCGTAGATAGTTACCATGCCACTGTCGCTTGTAGTGTTACCTGGATACATAGAGGTAGCCACGACAGACTTACCTTCACCAGGAGTGAAGCTGTACCCAGGTTTCAGGAATCCATCTGAATCGAATGCACTGGGCATCATTTTTTGAGCGGTTGCAACAGACGTAAAGCCGTGATGATTACCTTTGCCACCCGTCGGATTTCCTTGATCGTATTGACTGAGTGTAGATAAGTGATACACCCCTTTAGGAAAGTTGCGGATTTGATTACGAACATCCTGATCCATTTGGGTGCCAGTCGATTTAATGACTTTCCGTAGATCTTTTTCGTTATGCCCGAAGTCGGTCAAAGCTTTGTAAAGAGCGCCACTGATATACGGTTGCGTTTGGAGAAAGGCACCAATATCAGAGTGGTCAATATCCTCGATCTTAAGAGTGCTAGACACTTTGTTCCTCCATATACTTAATCACCCACTCCACAACGCTACGTTGCCCTGAGCGGTACATAATTTTTTCCATTGAATCTTCAGGGTTTGGGTTTGTGGGTGGGAAAGTTTCTTCTAGCTGAGCTACAAGACCACGAGATTGCATCCCGTAGGTCTCAAGCGTATTGAGGGAGATTGACATTGCTGTGCTCGAAGAACGCTGGCATCCGTGCAGCCTTAGTAGCGACAAGCTCAGGAGCTTTGCCTTGATACATCAGGTTGTCACTGGAATCCAGCCAGAATTTTTTGTTCAGATATTTGTCAGCATGATCACCAAGAGGTTGCATAACCCAGTTGATCGTTGCTTTACGAAGCTTGTCTAGAGAGGGGCTAATGTTGTACCCCAGCTCGGTATGTGCCAGTGAGTTAACCGCCACATGGATTTGTTCGTCTCGGCTAATATCCGCCGAAACGGTTCTCATACCAGCGTCACCATTAAACATAAAGAATGGTAGAAGAACGAAGAAAATTGCACGCTCGGCAACCAACGCTTTGGTAATCGTATGATCTGGATGTGCCTCCCAAGCGGCTTTAAGCCGTAGGGCTTCGGCCTCAGCGTTCTCATCAACACCGTAAGCATTGGCGATATAACCAAGTGCGATGTCGTGGTTCTCTTCGTCTTTGACGTTTGACACCAGTACCTCGCGTGCCAACGCTGGTACTTCAGTAGTGAGGGCATTGCTAATAAAATCTCCCACAGGTAGTTCCATATGCCTCAATGCAAGAGCACGGTGGATTGCTTCCTCCGCACCCTCTTTGCATGTACCGGCAGTTGTCTGGACCGGAGTCCATTTTCTTTTTCGATTGAGTAGT